GCCGTGTCGCGCACCGGTTTCTCGCAGCAGCACACCCTCTCGGTCAGCGGCGGCAACGAGCGTTCAAACTACCGCGTTAGCGCCGACTACCGCTATGCCCATGGTATCGACCTGCGCTCCAAACGTGAGGAATACGGCGCACGCGCATCGGTGAGCCACACCACAAAGGGCGGTCTCTTCACCGTAAACCTCAACATGGCTCCCCGCATCATCTACCGCGACAACGCCGACTGGGGCGTGTTCAAGAATGCCATCGAGGCTAACCCCACCACCCCGGTGATGGACCCCGAGAACCACGGCCGATATTATAATTTCCAGGGCCAGGTTGTAGGCTACAACCCGGTGGAGAACCAGAAGCTCGAGACTGACCATGCCGACACCAAGCTCCTCGACTGGGATGCCTCGCTGCGGCTCAACCTCCTCCCACTGCTGGCGAAGAACCTCTCCAACCACACTCTCAACACTCAGGTTTCGTTCGCCGACCACCAGTACTCCAACAACAATTCATGGTTCCGCCCCTCGACCAGCACCCAGGCCATCAACGCCGGCCGCGAGGGTGAGGCTTCACGCTCCTACTCGAAAGAGCGCCAGTATATCTTCGAGTGGCTCACAAACTACAACACCCACTTCGGCCAGAACAACATCAAGGCCATGGCGGGCTACTCCTACCAGTATTCGCAGTATTCGGGCTTCAGCGCCGAGAACAAGGACTTCCCCAACGACGGCCTCGGCCCCGACAATCTCGGCTCGGGCGAGCTGGCCAAGGAGGATGGCGAGGTGCTCATGGGCAGCTACAAGAACGACGCCAAGCTCATCGCTTTCTTTGCCCGCGTAAGCTACGACTGGGCCGGCAAATACCTCGCCACTGCATCGCTCCGCCACGAGGGCTCGTCGAAATTCGGCGCAAACCACAAGTGGTGCAACTTCCCCGCCTTCTCGCTGGGCTGGCGTATCTCCGAGGAGCGCTTCATGGAGGGCACACGCTCGTGGCTCAACGACCTGAAAATCCGCGGCGACTACGGCGAGACAGGCAATCAGAACTTCGACAGCTATCTTTCGCTCAACACCATGAGCGGCTTTGGCTATTATCTCTATAACGGCAAGTTCATACAGGTATGGGGCCCGTCGAAGAATGTCAATCCCAATCTTCGCTGGGAGAAAGGCAAAAACTGGAACGTCGGTGTCGATTTCTCGATGTTCAACAACCGTTTCTATGGTTCACTCAACTATTTCAACCGCCGTACGCAGGACCTTCTCGGCAACTACAAAGTGCCTGTTCCGCCTTATGTTGCGATTGATATCATCAGTCCAAAGTTACCACAAAGTTTTTTGGAAGAAGACGGTGTGTTTGAAGCTATCTTGTCATTTACCGTTTATGACAAATCAAAACTAGATTGCTTGATCAAAGCCAATGAATTACGTGAAATGTTTGGCGATCAGCTGACTGAAGATGAACTTGAAAAGCAAGACATCGTTTTAGTAGAGCGTATGGAAATACAGTTGCGGTCAGTTGCTGAGACTAATGCTTATGCGTATATGGCTGGCTTTGATTGTCGTTTACGCTTGCAAGAAAGCTATGTGGACGAAGGAACAGGCGAAATTTTAGATATTGAATTGAACAAAGGAGAGATAACAAATGAGTGAAACATTATCAGATATCACAGTAAAGCTTAATGTGGATCAACCTTCAACACCGGTCAACATGGGTGTGTTGGCTATTTTTACTAAAGGTGAGACACCAGACGTCAAATCGTATTACACGCTAGGTGACGTGCAAGAAGATTTTGCTCAAAATACAGACTTGTTAGCTGTAGCACAAGGCTATTTTGCGCAAAAATATCACGGTGAAAAGCTTGTCGTGATCACATATTCAGAAAGTATTGCAGCAGCAACTGCAGCTTATTACTCTGAAGGTTGGGAATTTGCGACAGTAGTTGGTGAAGATGCACAGACAGACGTTGTAACATTGGCCAACTATTTAGACGGTCAATCTGAACGCTTTGCAGTCGTTGGAGTTCCGGCGACAACAGAGTTTGTAACGACTAAGCTTGATAGCTTTGTTGACCGTTTTGAAGGCGTCAAGCGTGTGATCGTATTCGCATCTGGCAAGACTGAAGCTAAGGCGTTATTTGGTGCCGGGGCTTTGATCGGTGCTTTAGGTAACGAGCAAGTGGGTTCTATCACTTGGAAATTCCGTCAAATTGGCGGTGTGGAAACGACCGATCTGTCTGTAACGAACATCAAAAAACTTCATACCAACAAGATCTTCACATACGTTGAAAAATCAGGTATCCAACAAACTTCGGAAGGTTTTACGCTTTCGGGTGAATTTATCGATTCCTTGCATGGTGATGATTGGATCAAAGCAACGATCGAGACTGAGTTACAAAAACTCTTATCGACTTCACGTAAGATCACGTTTGACGCTGTAGGTATCGCCCAAATCGATGCCACGGTGACGACAGTCCTTAACCAAGCGACCGCAAACGGTATCATTTTGATCAATGAAGAAACGGGTTCGGGTAAGTTCCAAGTTCGGACAGTCTCACGAGCAAACACGCCACAGGCTGATATTGCGCAACGCAAGTATAATGGCTTGAGCTTTAGCTATACCCGTTCTGGGGCTATCCATTCTGTCACGGTCAATGGTCAGATCAATTTGTAGGAGGTAACACATAATGGCTAATGAATTAGGTTATATCTATGATGCTAAAGATGTTCATCTTTCGATCGATGGACGAGTAGTACAAAATTTCCAAGATGGAGATATGTTCAATGTCACAGTCAAAGAAGAGCGTGTCCGGACAGCGGTCGATGCTCAAGGTTGGCCATCGATCGCGATCAACAACAACCGCTTAGGTCAGATCACAGTCAACTTATCCGGAAACTCAGTTGATCACAAACGTTTGAATCAATTGGCGAACACTAACAAGGTATTTGCTTTGGTTGCAACGACACCTTATGAAAAAATTTCTGGAACACAGTGCATCATTTCTAAGCCAGCTGACGCAGCATTTGGTAAGGAAACGCCAAAACGAACTTATACGATCGAAGTTCTCGATATGCAAGTCGAAGTATTATAGAAAATTCAGCACTCAAGGGTTCGACTCCCTTGGGTGTTCTTAGCATTAAGCTAATAAAAAATATTTGGAGGAAAAGAAAATGACAAAGGCAGAAGAAAAGCAAACAAAAGTTGTAGGTAAGATCGAACCACAAAAGGTAGATCGTTTGGGTAATAACGAAGAATGGATCTTTACTGATGCAAACGGTTATGACTGGAAGTATACTTTCCAATTTCCAGGCGTGATGAAAGCCTATGAAATGTTGGATAATGCACGTATGGCTAATGGGATGATCGCTAAATCTATCTTGTATAACGAATATCTACAAAATATCGTTGTCAGTGAAAAACTTGAATTAGATGATATGAACGACCGTCCAGGCTTAGAAGAGTTATTCGAAGCTATGGACTTATTTCTTGGAGAACGGATTAGCTAAAAAATCTCCAACGGTCATCAAAAAACAGTTCGAAGATCAAGAAATGTTGTGGTTTCCAGTCATGATGGGGATCGCAACTAAGGCTGAGATGGATAAGGCAACCATGGCCGAGATCCAATTATTGAATGAAGTTGCTAATAAAAAACTAGAATTGCAGAGGGGGCTAGGGTTAGATGGCGAATAAAGCAACGATCGAAGCGAATATCAAAGTAACAGGTTTATCTGAGCTTGAGAAAGCTGAGTCTGTGTTAAAAAGTATCGATAAAGCCCTAAGCTCTTTAGGCAAAGGTAATTCTGGTGGCTTTAGCGGAATGTATAGTGATCTCAACAAAATTCAAGTTGAAGCTAGGCAATTAGAAGCTAATTTAAAAGATGTCAAGAATGTCAATTTGTCAAATGTTGGTGATAAGGCGAGTGAAGGGCTAAAGAAAGCAGGTAATGCTGCTGAAAAACTTACGTCTGAGCTTAAAAACGCTGATCGGATCAATTTGACTGATATTGGAACGAAAGCATCGGATGGGCTGACCAAAGCTAAAAATCAAGCTGATCAATTGAATGCTGAGCTAAAACGCGCTAGTCAAATCGATGGGCGTATGGCTGGTAGAAAAATCAGTGAAGGACTTAAGCTGGCTGATCGGGATGCAGATAATCTCTCTGCTTCGATCAAAAAATCAACGAGTGCTGAACGTGAATTAGCTAATGCTGCTAAGCAAGTTGCTCAGGCTGAAAAAGAAAGTGCTAATGCTGCTAAACAAGGGGCACAAGCTCGTGAACAAGCAGCTCAAGCTTCAAAACGTGCAGCGCAAGAACAACTTCAAGTAGCCAAGCAACAAGAAAAAGAACCTGGTAAGATCCGATCAGCCTTCAAAGAAGCTATAGGTGCATATACACTTGGTAATCTTGGGGCTAATGCGATCATGTCAGCTGGTCAAGGGATACGAAATATCTTTTCTGGTGGCTTTGATTACATCAAAGAACAACAGACTTCGCAAGTAGCTTGGTCAACTAATGCGCAATCTGTTGCTAAGGTTTTAGGTAATGAGATGTCAGCTAAAGAGGCGCAAAAGTTTTCTAAAAAGATGACTCGTGATCTGCAAGGCTTAGCACTTAGCGCAGGTAATGACTATAGCATGGTATCAGATGCGGCCTTAGCTTTTTATGCGACAGGTAAAGAAGTTTCAACTGCTGGCGATAAAAAGAAGAGTATGATGCTTACAAAAGACATGCTCAATCTTCAAGACGCCGGTGGATTAAACGACGCACAAATGCAGAACTTTGTGCAAGCTGTAGCCAAATCTTTAGACCAAAATGCACTATCATCAGAGCGGATGCAACAGTTGCTAGCAGCTAATCCGTTGTATGATGATTTCATCAAGAAAGCATTTAAGGAACGTACAGGCAATGACTGGGTGCAAGGCGAAAACAAATACAGTGAATTTACCGGTGAAGATGTTGTTAATGCGACTCATATGATGGCATCTTTAAACGGGGTAAAGAACGCGTCTGAAAACATGAACAATTCTTTAGAAGGTGTTATTCGCTCGATGAAGAATGGTTCTAAATTCCTTGCCGGAAACTACTTGTCGAAAATGGCTGAACAATTAAATAAGGCTTTTGGTGGCGATGGTAAGCTGTTTTCTAGGTTGAGTGGTTTCTTTACCAATGAAAAGAAGATGGCTGAAACGGCAGAAGGTCTTGCTAAGTCGTCTACTAAAGTTGTTGAGACAATCGGAAAAGCAAGTCGTGAAGTCTATGATATTGGTAAGTCAATAACCGATGCGACAAAACCGTTTGCTAGCAAATTCGCAGAAGGCTTTGTTGATGAGGTCAAGCGCATTGGTAAAGGCGTCAAAGAAGGATATGACAGTGTCAAAGGTCTCGCTAAAGATATAGGCAAGCATATTCCAAAAGGCGCCAGCAAAAAGTTCAACGAAATTGGTGAAAGCTTATCTAATGCTTCCGGTAAAGCTACAGCCTTTTTAGTAGCTATCCGGGGACTAAGTAAGGTGCCAGGAATGGCAGGGATCGCACAAAAGGTAGCTCAGCCTATTATGGGTATTTTAGGTAAGATCCCGGTCATTGGTAAAGGTCTAAGTGGGATCATCTCTAAAATCACCGGCATCAAAGCGCCAGAGATGACTGCAGCGTCTAAAATGAACGGTGCCGCCGATAAAATGATGGCAGCTGCTAACAAAATGAATAGCGCTGCTTCTGGCGGACCTGGAACAGGTGTGAATGGTAAAGGTGGTCCAACTGGAACAAAAGCGGGATCACCAATTCTTGATAATGCAGGTAACGTCATTGATTACGCTGATGGTAACGGCGGAACTTTCTATCGTGATAAGAATGGTAGAATCAAGAAGCCACATAGGGGTAAGGGAGCATTCAAAGGTGAGTTCAATCCTTACTTGGGAATGGATTATGTACCGGGTAAAACAACACGTATGGGGCGTTATCATACCGGGCGCACAGTTGTAGCCACACCACGCTCAAACGCTCTTATTGCAAAAGGAACAGACCTTTTAGAACTTGCTCAAACTACTCGAAGTGGTCGCGGTCGTTGGAATACTTTCAAGGGTAAAGCACTGATCAACTTAGGTAATTTGAGCAGTACAGTTGCTAGTTCAGCTGTTGGTCGTGGAGCTAGCGCAATGGGACGCGGTGCGAGCGCATTAGGTCGTGGAATTGCTGGTGCCGGTCGTTTCTTGAAAGGCGGAGCACCAATGCTGAATGCTGCTTTTTCTGGTCTCGATGCTCTGAATGTTATGGCTACTACTAAATCTGGATCACGCGAACGTCATGAAGGCGTTGGTAGCGCTGTTGGTTCTGGTGTTGGTGCAACAATCGGAATGGCAGCTGGATCAGCACTCGGTCCTTTAGGGACGATTGCTGGTGGTGCACTTGGTGGCTGGTTAGGTGGCAAAGCTGGTGAGTGGTTTGGTGGTAAGTACAATGAGAAGTACGGTAAAAAGCCACAAAAAACAGAAGGTCAAAAAATATCTGAAGCTCAGCAAAAAGCGCTTGATAGAATCAACAGTCGGCAATGGCAAGATGCTTATACTGGCGCAATGAGTGCTGATGCCGAAAACCCACAGGAAGCTGCAAAAGGTTATAAGGCACAAGCCAAGAAGAATTACAAGTTGATGGAAGCAGCAGCTAAGTCTTCTTCTGATAAGGCACAAGAAGCTCAAATGGAACTTGATAATGCAATCGCAAGTGGTAACAAAGATGGCATTTCTAAGTGGGAAAAAGAGCTTGCTAAAGAAGTCAAAAAAGACGATACGAACAAAGTCAAGTCGGCAAGTAAGCAAGCTGAGAAAAAAAGTAGTAAAGTTAAAGATCTTGAAAACGCAGTCTATAAAAAGCAACTAGAAGATGTTAATAAAGGAATAATTTCTGGACGTAAGAGTAAAAAAGAGCGTGAAAAAGAAGCTAAACGTCGCACTAAAGAACTTTTAGACCAAGATAAAGACTACAAAAAAGCCAAGTCAGAAGCTGATAAGGCTAAAAAGGCTCTCGATAAAGCTAAAAAGGAATACAAAGATCATAATGGCGAAGCTTATAAAGCGCCAAAGAAAAAAACGGGTGCATCTAAGAAAGAAAGTGCTCCTAAGAAAAATTCTGGTAAAAATGGTAGTCACAAAAAAACTTCCGGCTCAAAGAAAGCTTCAGATAAGACTGCAAATTATCGTAAGAAAGAAGCCGATAACGCTAAGAAAGCTACTAAAGCTAGTCAGGATCTAGCCAAAGCAAGAAAAGCTTTAGATAAGACTAAGCCAGGTCCGAAAGCCAAAACTTCTAAGTCTAAGAGTAAAAACTTTGGATCGGATAGCAGTAAAAAAGCTTTGGCTAACGCTAATAAGTCGGCAAAAGCACTAGTAAAGGCTAATAAGTCGATGAAAGGCATCAAAAATAAAAAGGCCAAAGTTGCAATCAAAACTTCAGGTCAAAAAGATCTTAAAAAAGCTGCATAATCGATGAAAAAGTTGAAGAACAAGAAAACTAAAGCATCGATCAAATTATCTGGTGAAAAGAAGCTGGGTAAGGCAAATAAAGACCTTAAGAAGCTGAAGAACAAAAAAGCTAAAGTGACTTTGAATGTATCAGGTCAAAAAAAGATCACTAAGGCCACAAAAGATCTCAAGAAGCTTAAAAACAAAAAGGCCAAAGTCGCTTTAAGTGTGTCTGGCCAAAGCAAGTTTGCCAAGGTAAATAAAGATCTTAAAAAGATCAAAAACAAAAAAGCTAAGGTAACTGCTAGCGTAAGCGGTCAAGCTAAGCTAAAACGTCTTAGTTCTGATATGAAGCGTGTTAAGAATAAACGTGCAAGAGTTACTGCAAGCGTGGCCGGACAGAATAAAGTTCGTGCGATCGGTAAAGATATCAGCAAAGTTAAGAATAAGAAAGCAACAGTCAGTGTTTCAGCTATTGGTGGTGCTAAGTTAGGTGCTTTAAACACTAACATCAAGCGAGTTAAAGGTAAGAATGTTAAAGTCACTGCGCAGGCTTCAGGTCAAGGTAAGGTGCAAGGGTTATCTGGAGCAATCAAACAAGTCAAGGATAAAAACGCAAAAGTGACTGGGACAGTAACGGGAACGGATAAAGTTAAAGGGTTGCATTCAGCAATCAATAACTTAAAGGATAAAGCTGTTAAAGCATTAGCTAACGTTTCTGGGACTAGTCAAGTTCAAGCTTTAGTCAGTGCGATCAACGCAGTCAGAAGTAAGACAGTTACGATCACAGCTAACGTCAAAAAGAACGGTAACGCAGCTGCTGGGACTCCAGGAGCAAGAAGTGCATTCAATAAACTTTGGACCGGCACGCCAAGCTTTGGCAATACCACAAGTAGTCCGGCTGGTAGCGGTAGTTGGGCTTCAAATGGTGGTGCTAAAGCAGGAATGTATCTTGTCAACGATGCGCCAGGCACTGACTTTGTCGAAGCGTTTAAGCTTAAGAACGGCCTAGTCGGGCTATTTCCAAAGCAACGAAACTTGTATGTTCCGCTCGAAGAAGGAACGCAAGTCTTGAATGCTAAAGACACAAAGAAGATGTTCAAGCTTGAAAAAGGTACACCTTCTTTTGATCTGAAAATGCCTAACTTGCGTAAATTAGCCAAAGGTACGCCGGGACAAAAGACAGTGGTCGAAAAAGGCGATACTAACGTTCAAAACTCAACGACTAACAACAACACATTCAATATCAATGTGACCGTTAATGGTAAGAGTGATGATCCAAATTTAGCTAATGTGATCGCTAATGCTATCGGTGAAAAGTTATTACAACAATTTCCAGCAACTGAAGTTTAGGAGGTGGCAAGCATGGGTAAACTAACCGACGGAAAGAAAACGATCGAGATCTTTGCTGAAAGCGAAAAAGAATCGATCACAAATAAAGTAGCACAGTACTCAATACAATCTGGTGATGCGATCATCGACCACACACAACGCGAAAGCATTGAATGGGAGATGGCAGGTCTTATCTTTGGAAAAGATCACAACGATATCAACAACAAATGGCTACAGCTCATAACTTGGCAGTTTGCCGGCAATGTTCTTTTTTGGCACGGTGCTATCTATAAAGGTGATCTGATCTTAGAGAATATTACTAAAGACTACGATGAAGGTGGCTTTAAAAATGCGATCAAAGTCAGCATTAAATTCAAAGAAGCTAAGACTGTCCAATCTAGCTTTGTTCGTGTTCAGCACGTCGGCCCAATTACGCCACCTTCACCGCCTGGTTTATGGGTCACAGTCGTTGCCGGTAACACTTATTGGGGCTGGTGGAAGCAGTATGGTACGCCTATCCAAACATTGCGAAATTGGAATAAATGGCCAGATCGCAGAATTCCGATCGGTGCGAGAGCGAGGGTCAAGTAATGTCAAAAAGATACAAGTATGAACTGCGACTGGATCAGTTACCGATGATGTTTGATACATCGTTTGGAAACTATCACTGCAGTCTGCAGATCAATTACAATGAAGTCGGTGATTTTTACACTGTTGACTTATATGATATCGAAGGCAAACCAATTATTTTGGGCGAAAAGCTTGTTTATGGCAAGCGCCTTTGGAGTGACTATACTGATTATCGTTTGCCGTCGATAGATCTGGTTCCGATGGATGAATCGGGACTTACTCGAGTAGTCAACAGAGAAACTTTTGGCAAAACGGTATTTTTGTATATAGATTCGGTGGTGGATTAAATGGGTAAAGCACAATTTGGTTTTGAGATATTGGTCAGAGTTCACACTCGAACTGGCAGGATCGAATTTCAATACAACAAAAATCATGCTAAATCATCTGAGATCCACTTCACAGTACCGTTTTCTAGCAACTCAGAAAAACATATCGCTGAGATCACACTATTCAACATTAATCCGGGACATTTCAACAGTATTCGACAAGGTGATAAAGTGGAACTTTTTGCTGGATATCATGGAGATACAGGGCTGTTATTGAGTGGTACGATCTTTAGGACAACTACACCAACGTTGCAAGATGCTGATACAGCTTATGTATTACGTGTTCTTGAAGGACAAGACTATACTAGATTGCCTAAACAAAATATCACGTTCGCTGCCGGTACGTATGCAGATGTGATCATTAAAGAAGTTGCGCGCCGTTCTGGGATGCAACTTGATTTTGTTAGCATCAATAAGAACAAACGCTTTGAAGAAGAATATACTGCTGAAGGTCATCCGATGGAGATCTTAAGCTCGCTAGCCACCGAAACTAAAACAAGTTTGTTTTATCTGCGTGGACGCTTAACTTTTGCTTTTGTTTTTGCGGGTAGAAATGCTGAGTTATTCAGCTTGACGCCACAAACTGGCTTAATCGGTAGTCCGACGGTAGCCAGTCGTGATGATGATTGGCAAGATGAAGACGATGATGATGGTTACGGGCATTGGAGTTTTTCTTGTACGAGCATCTTAAATTACCATTTGACGACATTTTCACGTGTTGATGTCAAAAGTAAATATTTGACGCATGGAATGTATGTAATCAATGGTGAGCACACTTTTAACGGGACTGAAGCTCGAACTGAATTTGAAGGGATCGAAAACTAATGGTATTACGTGATAATGATACAAAATTTGTAAGACAGCTTGTAAATAACATCAATGCTAACCTTCACGTTTGCCATTTAGCAAAAGTCACAGCTTTGAATGATGATCGCACCAGAGCCAGTGTGCAACCTCTAGCGTTAAACGCTAGCGGGACTAAACGTGCGCTATTGATGAATGTCGTTGTCGGCAAATCAGCGCAGATGTTTATTGATGTTGGCAGTGTGGTCGGGGTTGTCTTTTTAGATCGCTCTTTAGTTAACTGGGATGGAACGGCTAATGAGTTTAAGCTAGATTCTGAACGAATGCACAACTTAAATGATGCTGTGGTGATGGAGGTGTTCGCATGATCGATATCAAGATGACTAACGACGGAGATTTTGATTTTGACCAGGATTTGCAACTAGTGTCAGAAATCGACGAGATCAAACAAGCATTGATGATCTTGCTCAAATCTCGTAAAGGAGAATTTTTTGCTGATCTAGGGATGGGCCTTGATCAGAGAATGCTGATCGGTAAAGACTACGATTTGAATTACGTTTCTAGTAATATCAATAACGCGCTGACGCAAGATGAGCGTGTAGCGAGTGTGATCGTCAATAAGATCGATGTTGTTGGCAGAAAGCTTTATATCAGCTTTGTAGCCACGCTTGAAAATTCGGAAACTATTGAAATGGAGGTGGCTTTAGATGATTGATAAAAACGGCTTTTCTCGTCCAAGTTATGAAGAGCTAGTTCAAGAACTAGGTGATAAATGGCGTGAGTTGTTTGGTGAAAACGCACAGATCAATACGCATTCTGTAGGCGGTATTCTGATAAGAGTACACGCCTATTTTTTAGATAAACTACATCAATTAGCTGAAGTTGTCTATAATTCGCAATTTGTCGACTCAGCGGTCGGAACTACTTTAGATCAATTAGCAGCTAACGCAGGGATCACACGCAAACCGGCGCAAACTGCGATCGGTAACGTTAAGATTTATGGTGTAGCTGGTTATGAAGTCCCAGCAGGCACACTATTTAAAACAAGTGATGAACTGATGTATGTAACGACTGAAGATATTATTTTAAAGGACACAGGAAAGCAAACACTGAGTCTCAATAATGTAGGCAATTTAGCGCATGGAACTGATAATATCGGGATCGGAACGAGTCGTTATTTATATGCTTATGATCTCGGCGCAAAATATAACAAGGATGGGATCTTTGTTGCTCGACAAGTAACACCTGTTGAAAATATTTTACATGTCGAGATTAGCGACATGATAGGTGGTGCTGAAATTGAAGCTGATGAAGATCTGCGTAATCGTATCACATTAGCCAATGAAGCAACGGCATCATCACCCTACAATGGTGTACTTGCATCGATCAAGAAAGTTAACGGTGTTCGAAGCGTGCGGATCGTTCGAAATGACACGATGGAAGATGACAATGTGACTAATACACCGGCTAAAAGTATTCATATTTTTGTGGATGGTGGTTATAAAGATGATATCGCTGAAGCTATCTTTAATTCGGTTGCTGCGGGCGTTACGACTGCGGGAACTCAAGTGACAACACTCAAAGATATTGCTGGTCAAAGTCATGAAGTCAAGTTTGATTTTCCTGTCCGGCGAGCTGTTTTTGCTGAGATCAAGCTTACTAAAAATGAAGATGCTTATCCGCAAGACGGCGATGAACAGGTTAAACAAGCAGTACAAGACTATGTTAGCTCGGTCGGTATGGGAAGTATGATCTACTACAGTTATCTGTATCAAAGGATCTATAGCATTCCTGGCGTTGTCGTTGCTGATGTTAAGATCGGACTATCTAAGACTGAAGTGTCAGCGCAGGATATCGAACTAAGCGATCTAGAAACTGCTGAAGTTGCAGATAATGGAGTGATCTTAAAATGATAGATATCTTTAAAGAATACATGCACAGATTGACTGGTGCTTTCAATACTGAATATGGCCAGAATCTGCAAAAAGTGGTGCGTTTCTTTGCTTGGTCATTATCAGATGTTCGAGATGAATTTAACGGAATAGCCACATATCGAAGCATCGATAAAGCTTCCGGAAAGTTACTTGATGCGATCGGTGAAAAACTTAACGAAAAGCGTGGCCAAGCTGATGATCGCTTTTATCGGATAATGCTCAAATCAAAAATTGCTGCTAGACGTGGTGATGCGACTTTTAATGGCATTTTAACAACAATCAAGAATGCTTTTGATGTTGACGTTAAAGGAATGAAGATTATTAAACATGAAGATGAACCACTAGCGATCAGTATTATCGACATTCCACTGGATGTAGCTAAAACGGATTGGGAGCGTAATTATTTGATGCGTCGCATAAAAAATACAGTCGCAATCGGTATCCGAGTCCATGAAGTTCGCTTGATCGATAGCACGAAAACAACGGTGCTAGTGATCTCAGGGACAAATAATGCGATCATCTATGATGCGACTTAGAAAGGAGAAATCATGTCAGATAAATTTAAAACAGTCGTTACGACGCAAGGATTAGAGCTTTTAAACCAAGCGATCGCAAACGAAAAAGATCTATTGATCACAAAGGCAGTTGCTTCATCGACTGCGTATAATTCGGATAGTTTAGTTGATTTAACAGATACAAATTACAATAATGCTTCACATGATCAAGAAACTATGTTGAATAAGATCGAACCAAAGGGCGACGGCTCGCTCGCCTTTGAAATCTTATTTGATGGCTATGATGTTAGATATGACTATACACTAAACACAGTCTTTTTGATCGCTGAAGTTGACGGTAAAGAACGTTTATTTGCTGTTATCAAAGCTAATCAACCACAATATATCAATGCTTATGAAGGGGGGAGTCGAACTAATTTACAGATCAATTTTGCCTTGCAACTGGCTAATCAAAACGTTGCGATCAAGATCAATGCAGCTGCATTAGCGACGTTGAGAGATCTTGATAGTCTTAAAGAAGAATTTGTAGAACGAATAGATGGTGTACGAAATACACTTGATAACAAGCTACAAGAAAGCAAAAGTGAGCTTGAAACTAAACTTTCACAGGCTAAATCAGCTCTACAAACGGATATTTCAAATACTGAGACCAAAGTAAAATCATACTCTGATAATAAAGATAAAGCGTTGGATGACAAATTTGATCAACTGATATTAGATCATGTAAAACAACTAACTGAACATATTGCGACTAACAATAGAAATTCTTTACTAGCTGATAGAAATTTACGAAATGATTTTGAAAAAAGACTTGGGGATGAAAAAAGATTCCGCGAAGATGCAGTAAACGAGCTGGCTATTCAATTCAATAATTTGGTAAGCAGCGTACAGACATTAGACCGTAATATTCAGCAAAGTTTTTATAATAAGAGGCGAGCGCCGGCGACTTGGACACTAGATAGAACGACTACGCCGTGGACTATTTGGTTTGACAACGGTTGTGGTATTCAATTTCCAGACTATCCTACGTCAGGTTCAATGTACGGCTATGGACATTCTTTTGAAAACTCATTAGCAAATAAATTTGCAGCATACCCATTAGTATATAACATTATAAATTGTGCCCGTGGGGTTTTGACTTTAGAAGATTTTGTGAAAAGAGATGGTGATGATTATATTTACTGGTCGCCGACAACCAAAGTGCTCGATCCAATTCAAGATGCACATAAATATAATTGGACAAATGCTGTTGGAAATCGTGACACTAATAATGACAGTTTAAAGCGTAAGCCTAATTTTGCTCGAGTGATGTACGAATTAGGCATCTGGTCTGATGCTGATGTGGAGAGTTTAGGAGCAGTAAGAAGGTGAGAATGATGCTAAAAAATTTAAAAAAGAATCGTTTTTGGTTGTTTAAAGCGTTGGAGACATATGCTCTGGCACTTTATTTTATTGTCAAACGAAGTTCAGGGATCTTTAGTTTAGACGGGTATGGATATCTTGAAGTGTTAGATGACCCGCCGTTTATTTTCATGTTAGCTTGTGTCGGTACGGTAGCTTTAGTTTATGCGTTGTGGGATGTAAAAAATCTATACTATCGACCTGTGATGACTGGGCTTTTGAC